CCGACCGTCAAGAAGAAACACAAGCATGTCGTCAACCTCACCGACCACCCGGCAGTCGAGAAGCTCATCAAGCGCGTCCAGCCGGAGGCGGTGTTGCATCTCGCGTCTCGCAGTGAGGTCGCGCTGTCGTTTCGCAACTACATCGAAGTGACGAACGTCAACTATGTCGCGGTCGTCAACTTGGCTGAGGCTTGCCGGCAGTACGCGCCGGATCTGAAGGCGTTCGTGATGGCGTCAACAATGGAAACGTACGGGAACGCGTACACGTTCACGGGCGTGAAGGCCTTTACGGAGGAGACGCCGCAGTATCCGATGGCGCCATACGCGGTCGCGAAACTCGCGTGCGAGAAGTATCTCGAGTACATGGGGTACGCGTACGAATTCCCGTACATCATCCTGCGGCAGACGAATACGTACGGCCGGACCGACAACAGCTTCTTCATTGTCGAGCGGATCATCAGCCAGATGGTCGCCGGGAGCTCGTGTGATCTGGGTGTTCAGTGGCCGGTCCGGAACTTCATCCACATCGACGATCTCGTCAGCTTCTACCAGGTGCTGTTGGACCGGTTGCCGATCGGCGAGACGTTCGTCACGGGGCCGGATAACCCGTTGACGATCCGCGAGCTCGTGGATCTGATCGCGGAGAAGCTTGAGTGGTTCGGTGCGGTGAACTGGGGGACGGTTCCGGTTAGGGCGGCTGAGGTGCCGTATCTGAACTCGGATCCGGCGAAGGCGAAGCGGCTGCTTGGTTGGGAGCCTCGGATCAGCTTGGATGAGGGGTTGGATCGCACGATCGCGTTTTGGCGTGACGCTCCGGACGCTTCGGAGTCTCCGACATGGGCTGCGGCATGACCGGCCAGGTAACTGAGTGCGGCCTGTGCGCCGGCCGGAACCTCGAGCTCGTGCTTTCGCTTGGCTCGTCGCCCGTAACGTGCGACATGGCGGGCGCCGGGCAGGAGTGGTTTCCGCTTGAGCTTCTCGAATGCCAGGACTGCTCGCTCGTCCAGCTGTCCTACATCGTGGACCGCGAGAGGGTGTTCGCTGCGGACTATCCGTACAGCAGTGGCAACAGCGGCCAGCTGCGAGCCCATTTCGCCGAGCTTGCAAGGTCGCTTGAGGTTACTGGGACTGATCTGGTTGTCGACGTCGGCGCGAACGACGGGACGTTCTTGAACAATCTTGATTGTCTGCGGGTCGCGGTCGATCCGACGGATCAGGTTCACCGGGTTCAGGGCGCGGTTGCGTGGCAGGCTTCGTTCGGTCCCGAGGTGGCGCGTGAGATCGTCCGCGAGTTCGGGCACGCGAAGTATGTGACGGCGATGAATGTGCTTGCGCATGTCGACAACCCCGACGAGTTCCTACAGGGCGTCGAGATCCTGCTTGCTGACGATGGTTTCTTCATCACTGAGAACCATGATCTTGCGAGCATCGTCGAGGGTGGGCAGTGGGACACGATCTATCACGAGCATCTGCGGTACTACTCGCGGTATTCGGCCGCCAGGCTGCTTGAGGATCACGGCCTGCGGATCTACTCGCAGGAGCCGATCGAAACGCATGGCGGGTCTGTTCGCACTTGGGCTTCGAAGAACTGCCGGAGCGTCATGCTCAGCATCGATCCGCTGGACTGCAATTGGCGGCGGTTGCGTGAGGACGCGAAGCGAGCGAAATGGTATCTCCGCTCGTTTATCTCGTCAGCCAACGCGACAGGCGATCGTGTAGCGGCGCTCGGAGCGACCGCGAGGGCTACCACGATCATCAGCTATTGCGAGTTGACGCATGAGGACATCGAGGCTGTATACGAGGTCGCGGGCTCCGACAAGATCGGGCGTTGCATCCCGGGAACGAAGATCCCGGTGGTCGACGAGAGCGTGTTGTTTGGTTCGGATGCGCCTGATTGCGTGGTGCTGCTGTCGTGGCATCTCGCTGATCTGATCGTCCCGAAGCTGCGGGCTAACGGTTATCGCGGAGAGATCGCGATTCCGTTGCCGAGATTCCATCTTGCCGGGAGGGCGCATGATCAAGTTCACGCCTGAAACCTGCAATCAGGATGAGCGCGGCACGATCACCGATCTGCTCGAGGAGCAGGTTGACGCTATCTCGACGGTGTTCACGGAGACGGGCGCGATCCGCGGCAACCACTATCACCGCAAAACGTTCCAATGGACGTACATCGTTCAGGGCGCATTGCGAGTCGTGACCCGCGACCTCGATCAGAAAGTCTGCGAGCACGTAGTAAGCCGTGGGGAGATGATGTTGTCGCCTCCGATGGAGGCTCATGCTTGGCAGGCGTTGGAGCCGACGACAGTGGTCGTGTTCGCGAAGGGACCGCGCGCCGGCAAGAACTACGAGTCAGACACGTTCCGGCTCGATGCGGATGAGCGGCTGATCGAGTGCGGGTCTTAGTTACTGGCGCTGCGGGGTTTGTCGGCTCGCATGTGATGGAGGCGTTGCCGGACGCGATCCCGTTCGATCTCGGCGACACCTTCGATGACATGCCCGCCGTCGATGTCGTGATCTCGCTGGCCGCGACAGCAGATCCGCGCGAAGCGTTACGCGATCCGGCTGCGGCGTACCGGAACAGCACCGCGATCACGGTCCAGACGCTCGAGTACGCTCGCCGCGTCGGAGCCAGGGTTCTGCATGTCTCGACGAATGAGGCGTTGAAACCCGCTGGCCCGTACGGAGGCGCGAAGGCGTGCCAGGAGATCATCTGTCAGACGTATCCGGACGTGCGAACAACGATCGTGGTGACCCAGAGCCTGTTCGGTGAGCGGCAGCAGCCGGACAAGCTGATCCCGTCAGTGATCCGGGCGATCCTTGCCGGCGAGCCGGTGAAGCTTCAGCGCGGTGGCACGAGATGGGCGTCCAGGCCGTTCTTGCATGCCCGCAATCTCGCTGATGCGCTACAGGTGATGACGGCCAGGGACTTCGTCAAGCCGCGCGTCCACATCGGCGCGCATGCGATGATCTCGGTGCGAGAGGTCGCTGATCATCTCGCCGCCGGGATGGGCCGCAACGTTTGGCGTGTCGAGGCTATCCCAGCCGGTGACCGTGCCGGCCACGAGCTGGATGTCCGGCCGATCGGCTGTGATCTCGCTGGCTGGCGGCCGTCGTATCCGGTGGCTGAGGCGCTCCGTGACGTCGCGCAGTGGTATCTGACGAATCCGGAGTGGCTTGAGGCTGGATGCGCTATCAGATCCTGATCCCGCATATCCCGCATCGTCACGACAAGTTCTGTCAGCTCCTCGAAACGCTTGAGCCGCAGATGCGGCCGGGCGTCGAGGTGCTCGTGTACGCGGACAATCTCGAAGCGACCTACTGTCAGAAGCTTCAGACGCTCGCTGACGCCGCGGACGCGGATTACACGTCTCATCTGGCGAACGACGATTCGGTCGCGCCGGATTATGTCGACAGGGTTCTCGAAGCATTCGATGAGGATCCCGACTATGTCGGCTTCCGAGTGAAGTACACGCTGAACGGTCAGCGCGGCTTGCCTGTCATCCATTCGTCGATTCATTGTGATGGCTGGTGGGACGAGCCGACGATCCTGCGTCGCGACTTCATGTACTACAACCCGATCCGCCGTTCGATCGCCGATCAGATCAAGTTCCGCGGCCTGTATTGCGACATGGAATGGGCCGAGGACGTTCGCAACTCCGGGCTCGTGAAACACGAAGTGTTCATCGACGATGAGATGCACTACTACCAGACCGAATCGACCGACAACTTCTTCACGGGACGTCAGCCGATGCCCGCAGACATGATCCCTGAGCTTCCGTCCTATCCGTTCGTCAGATACATCGAGGCCACCCCATGAGCACACTTGAGCAGATCCGCGACGGCTGGAACGAAGCCGCGAAACAGAACGCGATGGGCAACATCGTCACAACACGGATGGACTGGAACGCGGACGAGTTCTTTCAGACAGGCCGCGACGAGATCAATGCGTGCATCGCGCATCTCGACGAGCTCGGGTTGCGTGGCGACCGTCGCGAGTATGCGCTCGATTTCGGTTGCGGCATCGGTCGGCTGACGCAGGCGCTCACGAAGCATTACGGCTACGTTATCGGTATCGACATCGCACCGGAGATGGTTCGCCAGGCGCGAAAGATGGCTCCCAAGGATGCTTCTCTCTCTTATCACTGCACTGAGACGCTCCTTGAAGGCTTTGCTGATCTCGATTTGATCTACAGCAACATCACGTTGCAGCACATGCCGCAGGAGAACCAGTACGAGTACATCCGCGAGTTCATTCGCATCCTGCATCCCGACGGGCTAGCAGTGTTCGAGATTCCCGACGGCCCGGAATACCGGCATCCTGAGGATCACCTGTCGATGTACGCGGTCCCGCGTGAGACGGTCGAGCAGGTTGTTGAGGCTGCGGGCGGCGTGATCGTTGATGTTGAGGTGCCGTGGCATGGGAGCGCGTGGACGCAGTACCGGTACACGGTGAAGCGCGCGTGATCAGCGTCCTGCTCGCAACGACCGGCAGGCCGGACCTGGCGGCCAGATGCGTCACCACGCTGCTTGCGACAACTCGCGGCCATGAGATCGAGATCATCGCTGCTGTCGACGCTGATCCCGAGACGCGCAACAGGCTTGATCCGTTCGCTGACAAGCTGCTCTACTCGGACGAGTATCGCGGCAGCAGCAAAGCCTGGAACGACTGCCTTGCAGCCTGCACCGGCGATCCTGTTGTCCTTGCTGCTGACGATCTTGTGTGGCAGGACGGCTGGCTCGACGCTGCGCTCGCGAAGCTCGCAGAGTTTCCCGACGGCTGGGGGCTGGTTGGTTTCAACGACGGGCACTGGAACGAACAGCTCTCCACGCATTACATGATCTCTCGCCGGCTGATTGTCGAGGTGCTTGGCGGCGTGATCATGTGGGACTGCTACAAGCACAGTTTCCAGGACGTCGAGATCAACGAGCGAGCCCGCGCGGCTGGCCGTTACGCGTGGTGCGAGCAGGCGCGCGTCTACCACTCTCACTGGCTGTGGGGGGATCGGGCTAGGGACGCGACCGACGAACGGTTCCTAGCGGCCCACAGCGCGTCCCAGCAGGCTTTCCTCGAGCGACAAGCAGCAGGCTTCCCCAACTCGTATCCGGCGGTGATAAAAGCATGAAAAAGTTCAAGGCAGACCGCGAAACCGGTGTCACGATCCGAACGTTCGACGGCCACACGATCCGGCTCGACGCGGGCCAGGAGTACGCGACCGACGATGAGCGTGAGATCGAGATCTTGTCGAGCACCGGCGGCGTGGTCGAGGTGAAGGAGGCGAAGCAGCGTGCCAAAGCCAAAGACTGAGACGGTCACTTGCACTGACTGTGGCGGTCGTGGGACGATCTCGTTTGGCGCTCAGGATCTGACGTGCGCGGCGTGTGACGGCACGGGGTCGGTGAAGGCTGATGCTTCAAAGCCGTCTACCTGAAATCGCCCGCGAGCTTGGATCAGCCATCAAAGAGGCTGAGCTGGCCGGTGCCGAGCTTGTCGTCGAAGCGGCCAAGGCCCGCGTACCTGTCGAGACGGGACGCCTCCGAGACGCGATCCACATTGAACACAAAGAACGCGGCAATGGCATCTACGTCGTTGCTGGTGACCGCGAGGCGTTCTATGGCCTGTTCGTTGAGCATGGCAGCGCTCGCGGTGTGCCGCCGCACCCGTTCCTGGTGCCGGCGCTCGAGGAGAATCGCGGGCGTATTCAAGATCTTGTCGGCGAGGCGATCCGGAGGATCACGTGAGCACCGCGGTCCGACGTGCGATCTACGGGAAGCTTGCTGGTGACGGGACGCTCACCGGGATGCTCGGCACCGCGCCGGCTGGCATGTCCCAGAACATCTTTCATAACGAGGCGCCCGATAATGCGCCGTTCCCGTTCGTGATCTTCTCGAAGTCGAGCGGCGTTCCGACGGAAGCGTTCCATGACCCGTCCGCGCTCGAAACGGACGTGTGGCTCGTGAAAGCCGTCGATCGTAGCGATACGGCGGATACGGCCGAGGCGATCTCGGAGCGGATCAAGGTTCTTCTCAACGATGCGACTCTCAGCATCAGCGGCGCCGTGTGCCTGTACTTGCGCAGGCAGTCTGACGTCGAATATCCCGAGCTGGTCGAGGGCAACTCCTACCGTCATGTAGGAAGCCTCTACCGGCTTGTGACGGACTAAGCCACCCCACCCTCCGGCGCCGCGTTCGCGGTCAGCCTCAATCCATCTCCGTACCCCACAAGGGCGGAAATACCACCTAAGGAGTGGGAACCGTGGCCAAATTTGTGATGAAAGACGCGACGATCATCGTCAACGGCATCAACCTGTCGGACCACTGCTCGTCAGTCGATGTGACGGACACGACCGATCAGGTTGACGTGACGACGTTCGGTTCGAGCGCCTACAAGCAGTACTTGCAGGGGTTCCATGACGCGACGATCACCGCGACGTTCTTCGGCGACTTTGCCGCAGCGTCAACGTTTGCGACGTTGCAGCCGCTGTACACCGCCGGTTCGGTGTTCTCAGTCGAGGTGCGCGCGAGCTCCGCGGCGAGGAGCAGCACGAACCCTGCCGGCACGCTTGCGGCAGCGACGATGTATCAGTTCAACCCGATCGGCGGGAAGGTCGGCGACGCATCGACGTTCGATGTGACGTTCGCGAACTCCGGCACGGCCGGGCTTGTCTGGGCTACGTCCTAGACAGCGCAGTGGGCGCCCGCCTTGCGGGTCAGCCAGCCACCCAACAGACAGCGGTCAGCCGTTCAATCGGTGCCGCGCAAAGGAGAATCACATGGGACTGCTCTCACGGGAGGGTCTTCTCGGCGCGTCCGACCTCAGGGAAGAAGAGGTCGAACTACCGTCGATCGGCGGCAGCGTACGGGTACGGTCGCTGCCTGCTGCCTACAGCAATCAGGCGATGAGCGAAGCGCTCGAGGTGTCCACCGATCAGCGTGGACGTCAGACCGCCACTGTCAATACCGCAAAGCTCGAAGCCCTGCAAGTCCTGCATGGGCTGGTCGAACCGAAGCTGAACTCGATCGAGGACGCGTACACGTTCGCTCAGCAGACAGGCGTGGCGTGGCGTCTTGTGGTCAACAAGATCGACGAGATCTCGGGGGTCGACAAGGAGGCGATCGAGAAGACGAACGCGACCTTTCGATCTGGCGGACCGGGCGCGGAACGGCCACACCTGGACAATGGAAATTCCGCCGTACAGGGGTCTGATGGATCCGATCTTCCTGTGCGATCTGGCGTTGGCGTTGGGGATGCCGATCGGGGAGATGTGTGATCGCATGAGCGCTCACGAGCTCAGCGTGGTGTGGCCTGCCTATTACAGGATTAAGGCTGAGGAGCGTGCTCGTGAGGAACGCGAACAAGAGCGCGTAGCGAGGCGCCGCTAACTATGGCAACGCCTTCTGCGATCCTGTCGATCCTTGTTCAGGCGCAAGGATTCGATCGTGTTCAACGTGAACTGAGCCGTCTACAACGCGAAGCCGCTCGTACCAACGAGGGGCTAGCGGCGATCGAGAAGCAGTCTCGCAAGACTGGGGATTCTGCCGCGCTGCTTGAACAACGGTTCTCGAACCTCGATAACACGGTCGGGGATTTCAACCGGACGATGACCGGACTGCGCAACGTTGTCGGGATCATCAAATGGCCGGCGTTGATCGCGGGAGCTGGCGTGGCGGCGCAGGCAATCGGTGCGCTTTCGTCGGGAGCTATCGGACTGGTATCCGCTCTGGCGCCGCTAGCGGGTCTTGGTGCGGCCGCGGGCGCCGGGTTTGTTGCGTTGGGGCAGGGCCTTGGGGTGGTGAAGCTCGCGTTCTTGGACGTCCAAAAGGCACTCAAGTCCTACACGACGGCGCAACAGCGCGTACAAGCCGCACAGGACGCAGTCAACGTGGCAGCTACCAAATATGGGAAAGGCTCAAGCCAATACAAGTCGGCTGTCAATGCTCAAACGACAGCGAACCTTGCTCTCAAGCAGTCTCTTGATGCGCTTACCCCTTCGCAACGCGCGTTTGCTGAACAGCTGATTGCGGCGCAAGGGCAGTTCGCAAGACTGAAAGAAGCGGCTGCGGCGGGACTCCTTCCGGGCTTGGGGAAGGCGTTGCAGAATGTGATGCCGCTGTTCGGAGAGCTGAAAACGATCGTCAGGGACACCGCAAACGAGTTCGGTGGTCTAGCGGTTCAGGCGAGCGCGTCCATCCGGACATGGGGACCCGATCTCGCGACGATCGGCAAGACGAACGTTGGTGTTCTGCACAATCTCGGAGAGGCGGCGATCAGTTTCGGGGACGCTGCGAAAAACGTGGTTGTTGTCGCCGGTCCGTTGCTGACCTGGATGAGCAAGCTGATCCAGGCGGGCGCGGACTGGGTGGATGTGCAGGTGCAAGCCGGCCGGGAATCTGGACGGCTTGCCGCGTTTTTGGGGCAGACACGCGACGTGCTGGATCGCCTCTGGCACATCACGGTAAATGTTGCCACGGCACTGTTCAATATCGGCCGTGCCGCAGCCCCATTGGGACGCCAGCTGCTCGGGTCGATTCAGGGCGTGACGAAGAAGTGGGCTGATTGGACCGGGTCGCTGACCGGCCAGAACCAGTTGCGTCAGTATTTCGATAACGCGAAACCGTCGATCGACGCGCTTGCGGGACTGGTCGGAGATCTCGCCGGGGCGGTCGTTGCGATCAGCGCCGCGCCAGGACTCCCGGCGCTTGTCGGCAAGATCCGGACTGTTGTTCCTGGGTTGCAGGCATTGGTGACGAATACGGCTGCTGCGCTTGGCCCAGCGCTCATCGACGCGCTCACGAATATTGTGCGATTGCTGAGCCAGCTCGGTGGCACGAGCGGGCCGCTGACGTTGACTGTTCAGATTATCGGGGGGCTAGCCGGCGCGCTCGCGACCCTGCTGTCGCACAGTCCGGCATTGAACGCGATGGTGGTCAGCATGCTTGGGCTGGGCGGCGCGCTGAAGATATTGGCGTTCTTCCTCGGACCGGCGGCTAAGGGCATGGTGCTGCTCGGTGGTGCGCTGGTCACGTTGTCGGGCGCGACCAGCGGCGCGACGCTAGCGACAATCGCGTTGAGTGCTGCGATGGATGCGGTGCCGTTCATCGCGATCGGGGTGGCGATAGCTGCACTCATCGCTGGGATGGTCCTGCTCTACACACACGTGAAGGTTGCCAGGGACATCATGAACACGGCATGGGCACAGATCCGTGATGTCGCGATCAACGTGTTCAACGGCCTGAAGCAGTTCTTCCAGGGCTGGATCGAGATCATCATCGGCATCGTGAAGGTGTTCAAGGGTCTGTTCACGCTGCATTTCGGTGAGGCGTGGGCTGGCGTCAAACAGATATTCAGCGGCGCTATCGACGTGGTTCTTGGCTACATGAAAGCGCTGTCCGCGCCGGCGTTGCAGGCGATGAAGGCGGTCGGTAAGGCGATCAGCGAGCCGATCAAGGACGCGTGGGATACCGCGAAGCATGCTGTAAGTGACGCGATCGCCTGGATTTTGAACGCGTTCGGCGACATGCTCGACGGGTTCGCTGACGTCCTCAAACAAATGGCGAAAGTGCCGGTCATCGGCAAGGCGTTCAGGGGTCTAGCCGATGACGTGCAGGGCGCTGCCGACAAGGTGCATGGTCTCGCTGACGCCGTAAAGGGAGTTCCACCAAAGGTGTCGACAACGGTCGATGTCAATGTGAACTTCTTGTCGAACGTTGCTGGCGCGATCGCGAGTATCGGCGCGACAATCTCGAACGTCGGCGCGAAGGTCGGCGGCGCGACCTCAACCGCGATCGGACACAGGGCGATGGGCGGTCTCGTCGACACACCCGGCTTCTTCGCCGGCGAAGAAGCGCCCGCGCATCCCGAGGTGATCATCGCGACGAACCCGGCATACCGGCAGTCGAATCTCAACTACTGGGCGCAGGCTGGCCAGATGCTCGGCGTGCCTGGGTTCGCGACTGGCGGGATTGCGCTCGGGAATGCGGGACGCGCGATCGGCCAGGTTGACCCGTGGACGGCACGGCACGCCGATTCGTGGATCTCCGGGAAAGCCAAATCGTGGCTGCAAAGCAAGTTCCCATCTGGCGGGGGTGGTGGTGCTCCTAGTGGCGGTGGGTTCGGTCCTGTCCCGTCAGGGTCGGCACGCGGATGGTTGACGAAGGCGTTGCAGATCACGAACCATTTCAGCGAAGCGAACCTGTCCGCGTTGTATGGCCGGATGATCCAGGAGTCAGGCGGCAACCCGCACGCGATCAACCTATGGGACTCAAACGCGAAGGCTGGGCACCCGTCGAAAGGCTTGTTGCAGACGATCGACAGCACGTTCAACACGTACGCGCTGCCTGGTCTCGGGAACATTTGGAATCCGATCGCGAATGCTGTCGCGGCGATCCGGTACATGTACGCGCGATACGGGCATATCGTCGGCCCGAGCTCGAGCGGATATCGGAAGGGCGGGATCCACGGGAAGATCAGAGGGTTCGCGAAAGGCGGGATCGCGCTCCCAACGTCAGGATCGATCCTCGGGCTGCCTGGTCTCCCATCGGTGGGCGCTCCGACGGTGCCGAGCAGCATCCAGGGGACGATCACCGGCAACCGCAACGCTATCGCCGGGCTGGAGCAGAGCTTCGGAGCGATCGACCAGTTCTACTCGCTGACTGCCGGCTCGAGCTTCGTCGACCCGAACACTGGCGCTCGTAACGAGACAGCGATCAAGGCGAGACTGGATCAACTGTCGATCTTGATTGCGTACCGTC